GCCCGCACCGCGAGCGGCCGGTGCTCCCGTCGGCGGTCGCCCGGTGACGATCAAGCTCCGCGACTATCAGATCGAGGCCGTCGCCGCCGCCCACCGGGCACACGCTCAGGGCGTGCGGCGACCGGCCGAGGTACTCGCCACCGGTGCGGGCAAGACCGTCATCCTCGCCGAGGTCGCCCGCACGAGTGCCCACGGCGTGGCGGGCGGGAGGCGCGTCGTCGTCCTCGCCCACCGCGAGGAGCTCGTGCAGCAGAACGCGCAGAAGGTGCGCGACGTCGCGCCGGATCTGCGTGTCGGCATCGTGCAGGCGGGCAGCAACCAGGTTGCCGCGCACGTGATCTCGGCGTCGGTGCAGACCCTCGCCAGCCCGGGTCGGCGGGCGCAGATCCGCGACGTCGGCTTGGTCATCGTCGACGAGGCGCACCACGCCGTGGCTCGGTCCTACGTCGACGTGCTCGATCACTACGGCTGCATGGGCGGGGCAGCGTCGGTCGCCGGGGCCCGGGCCCTCGGCTTCACGGCCACGATGTCCCGCGGCGACGACAAGGCCCTTGGCGACATCTGGCAGGACATCGTCTACGTCAAGGACACCGCCTCGCTGATCGCGGACGGGCACCTCGTCCGGCCGATCGCCATCCGGGTGCGCGTCGAGGACCTGCAGCTCGGCAAGGTCCGGAAGCAGGCAGGCGACTACAGCGCGAAGGGACTCGGAGATGCGATCGAAGAGAGCATGGCGCCGAAAAAGATCGTCGAAGCCCTGCGAGAGCATTCTGCTGACCGTCAGACGCTTCTGTTTGCCCCGCTGGTCCATACGGCTGAAGTCATTCGTGATGCCCTACGCGAGGGCGGCTTCACGGCGGAGTTGGTGCACGGAGGTACGCCGCCGGAGGAACGCCGACGGCACCTGGACGCTTATCGCCGGGGTGCCGTGCAGGTGCTCTGCAACGCGATGGTCTTCACGGAGGGCACCGATCTGCCGATGACGGGCTGCGTGGTCATCGCCCGCCCGACGATGAACCCGGCGCTGTTCATCCAGATGGTCGGCCGCGGGCTGCGACTCTGGCCCGGCAAGACGAACTGCATCGTGCTCGATGTCGTGGGCGCCACGAATCGGCACAAGCTGACGGTGCCGGTCGATCTGTTCGGCGAGGAGAGCTACGACCGCGAGGATGCCGAGCCGAAGGCGTTTGACTTCGAGCAGTTGGCCGAGGACGCCGAGGAGCAGCGGATCGTGGATCACGCGCTCGGGCTCGACGCGCCGCAGTACCGCGACGGCGTGCTGGTCTCCGAGATCGTCGATCTCTTCGAGGGCAGCGACGCCGGATGGCTGCGCACGTACGCCGGCGTGTGGTTCCTGGCGACGGCCGCCAACTACGCCGCGGTGCTGCCGCGGGTGGAGGGAGGCTACGGCGTCGTGCTCATGGACCGCGTACGGGCCGGCGTGTCGTCGTGGGTCATCGAGCACGTCTCCGAGCTCGGCTACGCCATGGCGCACGCTGAGGGCGCCGTAGAGGGCGCGTCGCGGGACGCCTGGGGTGAGGGGGTCAACAGCCGCAACTACGTGCTCAGGCGGGCGCTGGGCATGGGCTTGCCCGTCGACCGCAGCATGAGCACGGGCGAGGTCAAGAAGATGATCACCGTTGGCCTGGCGTCGGCGCGCATCGACACCCGGCTACCGGCATGGGTGCGGAGGTGAGCGCGATGTACGGGCAGCAGCGAGCGCCAGGGGCGGCCGATCGTCCGGTGAGACCGGCGAGCGCGCCAGCGCCGCCGCCACCGGCGTCTGGGCGGGGTATGGGCGGGGGCATGCACGTTTGTGATGACCGGTGCGTCTGTCCTGTTGACGGGCTGCCGTTGATCTACTCACCGGCACATGATCAGCACGCGTGCCAGGATCGGCAATGCCGCAACGCGCACGGAGGGGTATCAGTGGGCATGCGGACTGATGAGCACGCCGAGCTGTCGATGCGGGTCAAGGCGCTTGAGGCCGATGTTGCGGAATTGCAGCGGAAGCTGACCGGTGTCACCGGTGCCGTCGAGCTGTTGATCGGGCAGGTTGAAGATCTGCGGAAGCGTGCTAACCTCTCGTCATGACCGATCTTCCCCAGCCGAACCGCGACCGGCGGCGCAAGCCGGACGACGAGAAGACGCTGCGGCGGCTCGCCGAGCAGTACAACGCCGGCGCGTCAGTCCGGCAGCTGACGAGCGTCACTGGCTGGTGCTACGGCACGGTGCACCGGCGGCTGCACCTCGCGCAGGTCGCGGGCATGATCACGCTGCGCCCGCGGGGCGGCGTCACCGGTCCGCGCAACAGCGGTTGATCCGGGAGCGTTGAGCGTTATGGCCACGCCGCCGCCGACGTCGCAGCGCGTCGCACAGCGCATCGAGCGCGAGGAGCGACGACGCGCAGCGACAAAGATGGCTGTCGATGGTCACACGTACCAGGAGATCGCCGACGCGCTCGGGTACAACAGCCCACAGGCAGCGCACAAGGACGTCAAGGCCGGCCTAGCCCCGGCGATCAAGGCTCGCCAGGAAGCGGCCGAAGAGCTTATCCAAGTGCAGATCGCGCGCCTTGAGCAGATGTACCGCGACGCTCGCGCGATCTTCGCCGAGTTCGGCAGCGGCGATGAGTACAGCGACAAGGCGGACCAGCGGCTCGCCGCCATGGACCGCATGCTCAAGGTCGGCGAGTCGCTGCGCAAGCTGGTCGGCGCCGACGCTCCGGCGCGCACCGAGAGCAAGACCACCATCGACGGCACCGTGAGCTATCAGGTGGCCGTCGCACCAGACGAGTTGGAGCAGCTATGACCGAGGAGACCAAGGCCGAGATCGACGAGGCGCTTGCGCCCGTCGAGGGCCGGCACAAGGCCGAGCAGCTGCGCCTGGCCAACGACGCCACCTTGCAGCGCATCGCCGCCCGCGGTTACCAGGTCGGCAAGGGCGACATCCTGCAGCTGCACCTGTCGGTGCTGCTCGACCAGCTGCTCGGCGACTTCGACGACCCGCGGCGGCAGGCCTACGAGATCGCGGTCCACACGAAGATGGCCGAAGTGCTCGCCGAGACGGAGACCGCCATCAACCGTCAGGCGCTCCTACAGGGCGTGCAGATGCCGCCGGTCAACCCCGCGCCGAACGGACCGCGCCCGGGCCAGAGGCCGCGCCGTGGCTGAGCGCCGGCGCGCGGTCGCCTTCCTCGGTGCCGACCAGGTTGCTCGCATGCTCGCGCTGCCGCCTGGCATGCATGTCATGGCCGTCGGTGACGACTTCCTACGCAACGGCGTGCGGGTGCTCGTTGAGGGTGACGCGCTCGACCTGGTTCCCGAGGGCCACGAAGCGCCGCGGCTCGACGCCAGGGTGAGGGATGCCGCGCTGCTCGCCGATACCGAGATCCACGGCGCGACCGTCTCGGGCGGCTCGACATGGGGCGGCGTGGTGGCCGGATGCCCGCGCTGCTCGTGGGCGCAGGAATGGGACGGCGGCGCCACCCTCGGCGCGGTCGCCGACGCGCTGCGCCAGCACATCGCCGGGGCGCACACGTGACCACCGCAGCCGAGGTGATCGACCGCGTGCGCGTGCTCGTCGCTGCCGAGCGCAAGAGCGGCCAGTGGGGAGACCTCAGCCCCGGGCGGGTGGAGGTGGGCCCGGTGGCGCACGAGGCGATCAGCGCGGCGGCCGGGTGGGTGTCGACGCACCGCGCACGGCTGCTCGGACTGCTGTACAGCTTGCCCGTTCACACTTCGCGTGACATCGGCCCGCGGCACTGGTGCGTGATTGCCCGCGACGGGACCGTCATCGCCGAGGGCGATCTCACCGGGCCATGACCGCAGTCGTCGCCACCCGGCGCATCGAGCTGCGCGGCGCCGCGCGGCGACTGCTGTCCTGCCGTGACTCGGAGATCCTCGTCTCCGGCCCGGCCGGCACCGGCAAGAGCGTGGGTGGGCTGACGAAGCTGCACCTGGCGGCGATGAAATATCCCGGTGCCCGCATGCTGCTGCTGCGCAAGACGGCGGCGTCCCTTGGTGCCTCGACCCTTGAGGTCTGGCGCAAGCACGTGGCAGCGCCGAGCCTGGCCACCGGCGAGGTCGAGTACTTCGGCGGCAGCACCGCCGAGCCGCCGCAGTACCGCTACCGGCGCAACGGCAGCGCCGTGGTCATCGGCGGCATGGACAAGCCGTCCAAGATCATGTCCAGCGCCTACGACATGATCGTCATGGACGAGGGCACGGAGTTCCTTGTCCAGGACGTCGAGGCGGCGATCACCCGCCTACGTGCCGGTAACATGCCGTATTCGCAGCTCATCATCATGTGCAACCCCGACGCCGAGTCGCACTTCCTGTACCAGCGTCAGGCGGCCGGCGGCATGACCATGCTGTGGTCGCGGCACGAGGACAACCCTGCCTACTTCGACGCCGCCGGCCAGATGACGCCGGCGGGCGTGGCCTACCTCGCCAAGCTCGACCGACTCACCGGCGTGCGCTACCAGCGGTTGCGCCAGGGCCTGTGGGTCGCCGCCGAGGGCCTGATCTACGAGGACTGGAACCCCGCCGACCACTTGGTCGACGCGCTGCCGCCGGGCTCCGAGACGTGGGTGCGCTGGTGGGCGATCGACTTC